GTGGGAAGATCGTTGCTTTTTCTTCATTTGACATGTTTGCGATTGCATTTGTAATTAATTCTTGATTTGACATAATTTAAATTTATTTAGTTAATATTTATTTGTTTGTTATTCACTTATATTATCGTTTACTCTTCGTATTTAGTTTGTAGTTATTTTATATATCCAAAGTCATATGCATGGATTAATTCTTTTATTGTATCGTCTAATGTTTCCGCGACTGGTTCACATCCAAGATCAGATAATGTTTCTCTTATTTCTACTAATTGTTGTAAGATTTCTGTATAGTTCATATTATATTTATTTTAGATTCACTTATATTATCGAATAGTCTTCGTATTTAGTTTGTTATTTTTATTATTTTCTAATTTCAAACATTTTACTTAATTTGTTATTCACTTATATTATCGAAATGAGATCGTGTTCACTCTGTCAAAATGCTATACGCAGTATGCTATACATGCTATACAGCCTTCGGCTGACGCCTCCGGCCTGTTGCATTACTCAGTCGTGTTCCAAGCTTTGAGCTGAGCCGCGATCAGTTGCTGGTCCTCAGTCAGGATCTCGGCCTGGTCTCCGACCCAGATGCATTGCACGTAGCTGGTTCCATCTGGTCTGGTTCTAATTTCTGATCTGTACATTATAGTTCCCATTTTATTCCGTTATACATTGATCCTACAAGCGTATCATACATGTCTTGGATCTGTTCAGTAGTCCACTCAGCTACATCTAGTTTCATTTGAAGTTCAGCCTCAAGCTCTTCGACAAGATCCTTTACAGTTTTTCCATGCTCATTCATAAGCTTAGTGTCTTATTGCATACGCCGCAGCAGTTCCTAATTCAGCCATGATGCTGTTGATCTTCGTGATAATGTTTGTTAATCGTTTCATATGTTATTCTTTTGTTACGGTTAAATTTACTTGGATAGTCTGACTTTGTTTGTCGAACGTATATTCAATGCTGTTGTTGTTTAGATAGTTTAATAGATCTGTTCTAGTTGTATTGTACATGTTATTATTTTTAGATTCATATATATTATCGGATTTCCGTCGTATTCATATTGTTTATTGGATTTTAGAATTAGTTTGTAGTATTGAATTAATTTCATTTTGATTTAAGTTTAGTTGTGTTTCATTTTCAAGATAGAACATGATAGCATTTGTGATGTTGTAATAATCATTTTGATTTAATGTAATTGTTTTTGTATTTGACATTTTATATATTTTAAATTCACTTATATTATCGAATATCCATCGTATTCGTCTTGTAGTAAATGCTATACGCAGTATGCTATACGCTACGCTTCGCTCCGCGTTAGGACCAGGATCCCATCCCGCAGATTAGGATCAGGATCCCGCACCAGCGCCATCAGCCATACCGCAACCAGAAGCCAAACAGCCAGGAGCCAGATGCCAGTATGCTCCAGCACAGTACCAGACCCGATAGCATAAGCCTGAACCTGCACCGTAAACCGCACCAAAAAGCCGAAACCGTGCGCCAAAGCCGAAAAAAAGGCTGGGGGCCCCTAAATCTGAAACGCGTTTTCCTATAGAAATGTTGAGGTAATATAAAGGTGCAACCCCATTGCTCTCTATTTGCAACGTTTTTTTATTTCAGCCCAGTGTGACATTAGCTAGTTATATATATTAATAAGAGGCTATCGTCGCATTTACGGGTATTGTAAAATTTAGGTATAACATGTAAGTATATAATGTATACGAAAACACTATTATGGCAAAACCAAGAAGAAAAGGCGGACCGAAGCAAAAATTAAGTCCAGCAGCAGCGAAGGCTAAGGCAATCAGGGACAAGAAGTACGCTATGACCGACAGAAGAAGAAAGATGAAGGCTGAGAGTCAAAGAAAGGATTGTCCTAAAGGACACGATTACGACCATAATACTAAAAGATGTGTTACATCGTCTCATAACAGAGGTGGAACGCAGAGTAGAAGCAAAAAAGACGGTACTAAAGCTGAAAGAAAGCAAAATAAAAGATAAACATGGCAATAATATATTCATACCCTTACGATCAGACTATAACTGATACAGATGCTTGGGTTGGAACTGACTCCGTCAATAGACAGACTAAGCAGTACACAGCTAAAGCAGTAGCGGATTATTTGAATATAAACGGTAGGGTTGCAATTGCTGGCCAAATGAACTATCAGTTTGTTGAGGACCCTTCTTTTAAAGGTGGTACCTTTGCTTTCCCTGGCGGTCAAGGAGATAATACGCCGTGGTCTAGCATTACGTCTATAGTAATATCAAATATGGACCTATCTGGTCAGATTGTTTCGTCATTCTTAGAGTATTTAGTAGATGAGCAAGTACTGTTCCAGGATGTAGCCGGTAAAGGTTCATTTGGGCACTATATAATGAGAGGGTATACGCAAATTGGTACAACTAACTTTTATACATTAACATTAGAATACATAGGAGGTAATGGGTCTATAGATATGGATCACTATTACACTCTTGTTAATTTTTACTTAGAACAAGGAGCTTCAGGTGTTGGCAGTGTTGATACATCTGATACCACGTTTATAGATATGACACCTACAGCGCCTACAGCGGGTAACGTAGTAATAACAGCATCATTGTCAGCTACTGGTACGCCTGATAATACTACATTCCTTCGAGGAGATAACACTTGGATTAAAGCAGATAAAGATTTTGTATTTACACAAGCAGTGCCTTCCGTGATATGGACCATACAACATAACATGGACAAGTTGCCGTCAGTTTCAGCGGTAAATAATAATAACATGATTGTATATGGCAATGTCGTATATGTAGATAATAATAACTTAACAATAACTTTCTCAGGAGGCTTTTCAGGAAAAGCGTACTTAAACTAAAACCAAAACAAAAAAAATGGCAATTAATTATTTAAACAGTATTGACCTAAATCAGAATGAACTGATACATGGTACAATAGAGAATCAAGCAAGTGACGCTTTAGCTGGAACTCCGGTCGAGGGTCAACTGTATTTTAACACAACATCTCAAGTTCTTAAAGTAGGTAGAGAAATACTACCCGCGACAAATCCTAAAACCTACGAGTGGGTAGAAGTAGGTGGTGGTGTAGAAACACTATCAACTACACAAACAGGTGATTCTACAGGTAATACTTTAACAGTGTTAACAGACGCTACAGGTGATGTAACTATAAATTCATTTGCTTATGCAGGTGGAGATAATATAGGTTATGTACCTACCGGTGGTACAGCTAGCAATTTCTTAAAAGGTAATGGGACATGGGCTGCGTTAGATAACTACGGAAACTGGAAGCTGTCAGCAGCAGGAGGTGCTACTGTAGATATAAGTAGCGGTAATACTGTAGATTTTGTAGGTACTGGAACAACAACGGTAAGTAGAGCTAGTAAAACTATAACTATAAATTCAGCTGATCAGTACGAAGGTACAGTTACTTCTGTAGCTCAAACACACGGGGGTAACGCATTTACAGTAGGAGGTTCTCCTATCACAACTTCAGGAACTCTTGCTATTACAATGAATGGAGCTGCTACTGATTACATAGATGGTGAAGGTAATTTAACAACTTTCCCTAGTATACCTAGTTCATTTACTGTAACTCTAATAGGCGACGTAACAGGATCCGGAGCTACAGGGAGTGACATAACTACGACTATTTCAGCAGGCGCTGTTGATTTTGCTATGATAAACACTGCAGCTGTTGTAACAGAGGCTGAAGGAATAGAAAACAACGATAATGACACTACGCTACCAACTTCAGCTGCGGTTAAAGCTTATGCTGATAGTTTAATAGTTGGTGGTTTAATTTATCAAGGCGGATATGACGCAGCTACAAATACACCGGACTTAGATTCTTCACCAAGTTCATCGATTAAAAAAGGTTGGACATATACTGTTACAGCAGATGGAACTTTCTTTACTGAACAAGTAAGAGTAGGTGATGTTTTAATTGCAGAACAAGATGCTCCAACGGCTTTAGCAAATTGGACAACTGTACAAAATAACATTGATTTAGCCGATGCTACAACTATTGGTCTAGGAAATGTAGTTCCCGGAACAAGTGGAACAATAACTGCGCCGTATACGGCTGGGACAGCTACATTAGATGTTGTTGATTCAACAGCTGCGCAGAAAGGTGCTGTAATAGTTGCACCCTCAGATCCTATAGAAGTAAGTTATGCGTCTGGAACCGCAACTGTTGGTATAAAAGATTCAGCTGCTGCTCAAAAAGGTGCTGTAATCGTATCTGGTGGTACTGGTATAAGTGTAGCTTATTCAGGCGGTACTGCAACTGTAACAAACACGGAAACAAACTCAGGTAATACAGCTACTGGAACAATCACGGCAGGTAATTTAACTGGAACAGTAACGCACGCATTTGGTATCAATACAATAGTGCAAACAATAGATTCTTCTGGTAACACAGTGTACTGTGATATAAGTAGAACTGCTACTACTTCCGTAGCAACAATAGCAACAGCTGAAGCTACAGATATTACAATTTTAGTGCAGAAAATAGGTTAATAATTAAATTTATTTAAATGGCGATACAGTTCTTAAATACCGTACAAGTAGATACAGACGTTTTATACGTAGACACCGCGAATAATAGAGTCGGTATAGGAACTGATAATCCTAGCGAGATGTTAGATGTGGCAGGTAATATATCAACTGACGGTACACTAAATACGCAGGGTACTGTAACGGTAGGTAATGGACAAATAGTTTTAGGTGGCACAGGTCGTATTCAAGGTGTTGATACAGTAACCTCTGGAACAGATGCTGCTAATAAAACATACGTTGACAATGCTGTAGCAGGAGTTCCGCAAGGTGATATAACAGGGGTTGGTGCTGGAGATGGTTTAACAGGAACAAATTTATCTGGACCTATACCTACATTGAACGTAGGAGCTGGAACAGGTATGACTATTAATGCCGATGATATTGCTGTAACACCTGCTCAAACAGGTATAACCAGTATATACTATGATGGTTTAGACATTGGTGGGGTTTCTGGTGTAAACGATATACAATTTTCCGCAAGTAAAATAGCATTCAGAGCAAATAGTATTGCTATAGGGAATATGCATACTGGTGGTTTTAGACCTGCCGCTAATAATACAATGGCACTTGGTACTACTACCTCTAAATGGGCATCGGTATATGCAACTACATTATTAGGTGACTTAAATGGCACAATAAATACTTCTACAACTGGTGTAACTCAAACAGCTGGTAACAATACTACAAAGATAGCTACAACAGCTTTTGTAACAAGCGCTATTTCAACCGCGTCTGGTGATTACTTACTAAACACAACAGATACGTTTACAGGAACACTAACTATAGATGGAGAACTTGAAATGTCTAGTGGGCCTAATGGTATTATTTATACCACTGATGATATTTTAACGCTTTCATCAGGAGGTAAAACAGCAGGTACTAATATTGCAATAGATGATGGTGCTAGTGTTATTAAGTTAAATGCTGATACAATAGCTCAAGGTGAATTTAAGGTCTCATCACTTACAGACGGAACAGGAGACGACGTATTTAGAGCACTTGTTACTTCTTCAGCCGCTAGTTTTTCGTTAGGTGATATTGAAGGACTAGGCGATGGGTCTTATATAGTTAGTGACGGAAGCACTATAAAGCTGAGAAATAACGGTGGAGTTAATACGCTGGTAACAGATAATGATAACAATGTAGAAATTCCTAATGGTACCTTAATAGTAAGCGGAAGCACTACCGCTGACTCACTGATCAAAGACGGCGGAACAAGTTCTCAATTCTTAAAAGCGGATGGAAGTGTAGATTCAAATACATACTTGACAACTGAAACTGGAGCTAGAATGGTACAGTTTACTAGATCAGGTATAAATGCTAGTACGTACACTATGCTGGCTACTGTTAATGGTGACAATCTTGCTTCTATTTTAAAGATGACAATGACTGGTACAAGCAGTGGTGTGGTATTTGCTTGTACTTTTGATATAACAGTAAATCATTCAACGGATATACATGTTAAATCTTCTAACGGTGACTACACAGAAGTTACGCTAAGGATAACATCTAATAATAACGAAGATTTTTCCATCGAAGCCAAGCATAACGGGGGAAGTACTACAACAGCTGAAGTGTGTATATATCCATTAGCTGATGAAGTAATAACACCAACAACTACAGATCCAGGTTATACGGGTGCTGAATACGAACATACAGCTACTGAAGGTTGGAGGTTTGGAGGTGAGGATGGAAATGTTGAGTCCTCTAATGTTATAGTTGATGGTAAAATAGGGGTAGGAACGACTACTCCCGCAGGGCTTCTAGAGGTTAAAGGTCCTGAAGCTTATATATACATAAGTGATACCACAGAAACAGACTCGGGTATAATTTTTAGAGATGTCGATGCTGGCCTGTCTCAAGCGGCTGCTATAAAGTTTAATTCAAGCAACAATAAGCTTCAATTTTACAACAACGACACAACAGCTGTAAGGATGACTATTGATACTGCAGGTAACGTAGGTATTGGAACTACTGGTCCTAATTACCCGTTAGTTGTAAATGGAATTTCTGCTGCTAATAGATTCTACGTTCCCAATGCTACAGCTACAACTGCTTGGGTTTTACAAGCTAGAAATAGCGCTAACACAGCAGATAGTGGATTGTATTTTGAAAACGGAGACGCTCAATTATTACTTAGAGATGATTCAAATAATCTTAATGTTAGAATAAATGCAGATACCAATAGTTATATCAATGGAGGTAACTTAGGTATCGGAACAACTACCCCAGATGCTAAACTTACTTCTTTTAGAAATGTTTCCAGTTACGCTGTAAGTAGAGGTGACGTTTCAACTAGAGCTGGTCTTAGCGTTAAGTCTTCTAGTACTTATGACAGTAAGCTTAATTTTGCGACTGGTTTAAATAGTCAACAGTATATACAAGGACTTAATAACGCAGCTACAACTGGTAGACCAATAGTACTAAACCCTTATGGCGGCTATGTTGGTATAAACACAGCAAACTTACCTACGCAGCAATTAGACATAATATCTGGTACTAACAATGGAATTAGAATATCAGCAACCGATAATCAAACCTGGAGGGATATAGGTATTAGAAGCTATGTTACAGAAGGGCAAGCAAACGCTTTAGCAGATCATACTTTTATATATACAACTAACCCGAGTTCAGGTACAGAGGATCCATTTGGAAAGTTTGGAGCAACAGTGATTCAAGGAAGAGATAATGGTAATAGTGGATTTGCTATTAGATTAGGTAACGGAGGCGGTCACGCTACTAGGATGTGGATGGGCGGAACTGGTGCAACCACTTTCAGCAATACCGTTACAGCTACAAACTTCATATTATCTTCTGATGAAAGACTAAAAGAAAATATTGAACAAGTATGTGATAATAGAGTTAAAGCAGATTGGAAAACTTTTGAATTAAAAACAGAAAAAGGACAGAAAAGATACGGTGTTATAGCTCAAGAGTTAGAGAAGACTAATCCTGAGTTTGTAAGAGAAGACAGTCAAGGGTTTAAGTCTGTTGCTTATATAGATTTATTAATTGCTAAAATTGCTGAGTTAGAAGCAAGATTAGAGAAACTAGAAAAATAATGGGCGTACCTAACACCAGCACTTTCTCATTACAAGACGTTGTTAATACAGTAAATCCAACAACAGATGATTTAGTTGATTCTTTTGCGGACGCTGTAGCTAGCAAGTTCGATTCCTCTTATAGTGGGTCAAAGGATAGATTGTTGAATTTTAGAAATTATGATTCTTCTAGTTTAACAGCTTTTACGTGTTCAGGTAACCCCACGGAACCTATACCTTGTAACGAACCCACAAGTAATCAGATTACAGCATATCACAATGGTAGTGGGCCAGGTCCGGTTGTAAATGATTACTGTTATTTTGATGCAGCTGGTAATTCTCCAATGGTTAATAAATCACGTAAATATTTCCCTACAAACTCCGTAGAAGTAAACGCTGCATTCTCAACAAACGCTCAAGGAGTTGTGACAGCTAGGGCAAATTGTTAATTAACAAACAAATAAACAAAAACAAAAATTATGACAACTTACAATTGGAATTGCAAAACAGTAGATTGCTATCCAGAACAAAACAACGAAGCGGATGTAGTGTATAATGTACATTGGGTTGTAACAGGTGTATCTGATGAGGTAGATTCTGAGGGAAACCCTTACTCAGCTACAAAAATTGGAACGCAAACTCTAGATACAAGTCAGATAAAAAACTTTATACCATTTAACCAATTAACAAACGACGAGGTAGTTGCTTGGACTCAAGGAGCAATGGGCGAAGAGCAAGTTGCTAATATTGAAACAAGCATACAAAATCAGATAGACAAATTAATTACACCTACAAGTGTCACGTTGGTGATTGGAGATCCTATACCGCAGGAGCCTGAAATTGAAGATTAATTAGGTAAAAATCCAATAAAACGAGTAATAATACTCGTATACCTAAAAAGGGTAAATTAAATCAAATCAAATTAAATTAAATATGAACGGAATTGTCAAAAACTTGAACTTTGGTGACGATGCTAGAGATCAAGTATTTAAAGGAATAGAAAAGTTAGCAAATGCTGTCAGCTCTACATTAGGAGCCGGCGGTAAATGCGTGATGCTAGAAGACGGCACAGGCAAACCTGTTATAACAAAAGATGGTGTTACTGTAGCTGATTCAATAATATTGTTTGATCCGGTTGAAAATATGGGATCTACACTGTTAAAAGAAGCCGCTAGAAAAACTGTTCAAGAAGCAGGTGACGGTACAACTACCGCAACTGTTTTAGCACACGCTATATTAAAAGAAGCTTATGCTGTTTCAGAAAAGAAAAATGCCAGAGAAATAAAAGATGGTATTAATTCTGCAGTTGAAAAAGTAATTAAGTATTTAGAAAAGCTAGCGGTTGATGTAAAAGGAGATATGCTAGATAATATAGCTTCTATATCCGTTAACAACGACAATGAATTAGGTTCTATTATAGCTGATGCGTTTAGATCTGTAGATAATACAGGTATTGTAATGATGGAAACTGCCGGTGACGGTAAAACTGTTTCTGAATTAATTGAAGGTGTACCTTATGATAAAGGTTTAACAAATTCTCATTTCATTACAAACGAACAAACAAAAACAGCGGAATTAGAAAATCCATTAGTGTTAATCATGGAATCACCAGTTAATACTATAAGAGATATACAGAAAGTGCTGGAGTACGTAATAAAAAACAATAAACCTTTGCTTATTATAGGCGATTTAGAACAAGGTGTTTTATCAACTCTGGCTACCAATAAAAAGAAAGGTAATTTAAAAGTAAATGTAATCAATGCTCCTACTTATGGTATTAGCAAACGTGAAGTACTTGAAGATCTATCTTTGCTAACTGGAGCTACAATAGTTAATGAAGATTTAGGCGATGACCTTGATTCAATTGACGTAGAGTATTTAGGATCTTGTTTAAAAAGCGTTACCTCACACGAGGACACTGTTATAACGGTTTCTGAGGCATCCGAAAAGATAAAGGATGTAATACGTAGCATAAAAGAAAAGCTTACAAATAACACGCTGAAAAGCTGGGAAGTTATAAAGCTTGAAAAAAGATTATCAATGCTAACTGCTAAAATCGCAGTAGTTAAAGTTGGTGCAAACTCTGAAGTAGAGTTAAAAGAAAAAACTGATAGAGTTGAAGATGCAATCTGCGCAACAAAAGCAGCTGTTAAAGAAGGTATTGTACCGGGCGGAGGCGTTGCGTTATTAAATGCTTCAACATATATTAAAAGTGAAGGATTAGGTGAAGAAGTTTTATTGAAAGCTATAAAAGCCCCTTACTTTACAATATTAGAAAATGCAGGTATCACAGCATCAGAGCCGCAAAATAAAGGTGTTGGTTTAAATGCGATAACAGGAGAACCTGTAGATATGGTTAAACACGGTATAATTGATCCGTTAATGGTAACCAAAAGTGCATTAAGAAACGCTGCATCTGTAGCAACTACGATATTATCAACTGATTGTGTAATTAATAATTTAAGAGCAAATGAAGGCGATAGGTAGAAACTTAATAATAAAAAAACAAAAAGAAGGAGTGGCTGCTACTAAAGGCGGTTTACTTCTTGCCGAAAAACAAAGGGAAGATATAAGATACATTAAAGCATCTGTAATATCTCCTGGAGAAGAAGCAACCAAAGCAGGTCTAAATGAAGGTGATTTAATTTACTACGATAGACACGCTGGTCACACAATAGAAATAGAAGGTGATCCGTATCAAGTTATAAAAATGCAAGATATAGTTGTAGTTTTATGAGAATAGATGCTAGTGATGTTAAAAAATTAGGGTTGTTGAAACACTACAGAATCATACGAAAATGGGCATGTAGAAATAATGACTTAAACGACGCTGATCTAGAACTATTAATTTATTTAGATTGTTTAGACATGTTTACTAAACAAGATTTTAAAACAGGTACGTTTTCATACAGTTGGGATAATAGAAGATGGAATAAGTTATTGAAGGAAAACTGGATCTCTGTTTGGCGAAAAAGAAATAGAACTACTCAAAAGTATCATATATATAAAGTATCATTTAAAGGCAAACAACTTATAAATAGAATTTATAGGATAATGTTAGGTCAAGATGATATACCTACGAGTAGTAGAAACAAAATAATGAAAGGAGATACTTATACAGATAAAGTATTAAGCGTGTCTATAAAAAACGTCAACAATGATAAAACAAGATGAAAACTTATTGGGTCAACCAATTTTCCAAAACCCTGAGCAACCAGTTTTGCAGAATCCAGGAGTATCTGTGCCTTCAAATGAAATGGGGAATGCTAAACCTGTATTTAATCCAAATCAAGCTGCAAGCGCCCTGTATATGTTTGGAACACCACTTCAAAGAGCTAAAAGCATGCCTCAAAGAGAAAATTTTGAACAATTTAAAAAATAAAAATATGGATAACATTAATAAAAAAGCATCAGGTCAAAACGCTATATGGGATGGACCATTAGATTTAGATGCACTGCCAAAAGGTAAAGGATCTAGTTCAGGTAAATACGGAATGGAAATTTCTAAAGCGCACTGTGGGTGTAGCTCTATGAAAGGACCTATCACGCAACGAGCTAAATAGTAAACTATGCTAGCTCAGGATGTAAAATTATACGCAATAAACCTCGCTACAATGGCGGTAACTATGACTAATATAGAAGTATATTTAAAAATATTATTACTACTGGTAACTATAGGTTATACGTTATCTAAGTGGGTTAAACTAAAAGAATAAGATATGGCTTATGTTCAAAAAGAATCTCCTCTATTGAGAGTTAGAAAAACAACAAAAGGTAAAGGAAGAAATTTTAGAACAGCTAGTGAGGGAGCTGGTATGACAGCTGCTGGTGTTAAGAAGTATAGAAAACAAAACCCAGGCAGTAAACTAAAAACAGCTGTTACTAAATGTGATGTAAAACCCGGAACTAAAGCTTATAAAAGACAAAAAGCATTTTGCTCTAGATCAAAGAGCTGGAACGGTGAAAGAGGTAAGGCAGCTAGAAAAAGATGGTGCTGTAGTAGATTTTAAATAAACAAAAAACAAATAATTATGCCTTACGGAGAAAAAAGTAAATTAGTAGAAAAAGCAACAAAAGAAAAAAAAGGATCAATGGCAAACTACGGAAGCCCTTTGGACAAGAAAGGATGTAGTGGTTCAAGTCCATTATCGATGAAAGGTTCTTGGATGTCTAAACATTGTAACTGTTAAATAAAAGTAGCGGTCCTCATTCGTCATTTAATGGTGGAACCTTCCATCAACGTGAGGACACCTATAAGGAACTAAGTGATAGAACTCTCACAATGACTTACTAGTCAGGACCGCTTTTTATTTAAAAAAAACTATGGCTTTTAAAATTCAACCATTTTATAATATAGACAATACTCCTATTTATAGTATAGATATGGAAGATGGCGTTTTAGGTAAAGCCAATAACAATGGTACTATTGTTATAAATAATAATTTATCACCAGCTAAATTAAATAGTGTTATAAAACACGAAATGGTACACATAGATCAAATGAAGAGGGGTGATTTAGACTATGACGATCAAAACGTATACTGGAAAGGTAAAAAATATTCACGCAAACAAATGAAAGAAGGGGCAAAAAACTTACCCTGGGAAAAAGAAGCATATAATAAAACTAAAAAATAAATAATGGGACAATACGCAAATCAACCAGATTTTGCTACATCAGCTGAAGCTGTAGTAGTTGGTACAACTAATGTAGAGAGCAGTGCGCTTTATATTGGAACAGGTGGTAATATAGAGGTAACCGCAGTAAGTAATTCTACTCCTGTTGTATTCAAAAATATACCTAACGGGTCTTTTCTGCCAGTCATAGTTAGCTCTATCATAGCGGGTGCAAACACTACTGTTTCAGACATTATAGCTGTAAAGTAACATGGGACTTGCAATAGGTATTGGTATAGGTATCACAAGCACAGCAGGGAACCCAATACAACCAACTCCTTTTTTTGAAATATTAGCAGAGAGCGGGGATTTTCTTATATCCGAGAGCGTAGCATCTCCAACATTCCTTATAACAGAACAGTAATAAAATATATAAAATGCCAAATTTAAAATTTTCACAATTTCAAGAACAGACGGACCCAGCAAATGTACAGTTTATAGTAGGGTACAATGGAACAGATAACGTACGCATAGCGCCAGGTAATATGATTGCAGATAGTCAAACCTTAAGTATATCTGGTAATCAAATATCTATTTCAGAAGGGAATTCAATTACATTATACGATCAAACCTTAAGCACTACAGATAATGTAGAATTTAATGATTTGACAATCGATAGAATTTATTCAGATCCACAAGGGACTGCTGGACCACAAATAGGTAATTCGGCAACTTTTTATAGTACGACTTCATCTGCTGGAAATTCAGTAACTAGTTGGACAGAGATTTTAGGTAATCCTGCTGTAGATTCTCAATATGCTTACTATACTGGTGGAGTAACTAGGACTAAAAACACTAACGACAAATTAGTAGGATATATTACGGGAACTGAATCTTGGAGTCGTTATGAGGGAAGTGGTGGATTAAAGAACTACACTGTTGGAGCATACAATAACGCCTCTTATAGAGGAACTGATCCAAATGGTAATAATGGTACAAATAACTTTACTATTGGAGCAATGCTATGGTCAGAGGTAAAAAATACTTCAGGTGGTACTTTAGGCTACATGAGAGCAGCAGACATGACATCTAGACACTCTGGTGGAGCGACAGTTACTAACATGCAAGGAGCTCATATATCGTGTGAGATATTTGGTGGAACTGCTAGAAATGTGGATGTATTATTACTAGATTACGATAGCAATGCTGGAGAAACAATTACTGGAGATACATCATATCTTAGAATACAAAATGACACATGGTCAAATGTAAGTGGAACTTCAAGAGCAATTAATTCTCTTTCTACACTTCCATCTAGATTTGGTGGATTACTTGAATCAACTAGTTTTGTTAAAACTGGTGGAACAAGTGCCCAATTCTTAAAGGCTGATGGATCTGTAGACGAAAGTACGTATTTAACAAGTGCAACATTAAATATAACATCTCAAGATATTACAACTGCTTTAGGTTTTACACCTTATAGTGATGGTAACCCTGATAGTTTTACATCATTAACACTTGGATCCTCAAGTACTGAAGCTATGGCAGGTGATACTGTAACAATTACGCCTGAACAAGCGACTGCAATAGAAAATAATGCTATGAAAGTTTCAAATGTTCAATCCGATTGGAACGCTGTTGCCGGTAGTGCTGTTATACTAAATAAGCCTAATATTCCTGCATCTTTAGCAGGTGTTACCAATTCAGATTCAGACACTCCTGGCGGTAAAACAGCTTTAGGTGTAGGAGCTGGTAACGCAGCTGAAACTGCAACAAAGAATACTTGGGTAGGTTTTAACGCTGGTAATGATACAACCTCAGGAGATACTAATGTAGCTATTGGTTATAAAGCTTCACAAAATATAACCACTGGATTTGATAATGTAATGATAGGGGCTGAAGCTGGATTTACAATGTCTGTCGGGGATGCTAATGTAGGTGTTGGCTATAGGGCTTTATATAGTAGTACTGTTGGTTTTATTGCTAATATATATCCTGAGGGTGATAGAAGGAGAGGCGCAGTTGCTGGAAATTATACTAATATATCTCTAGGAAATGGTCTTACTTTATCTTATATAGATATTCCTGTAGGCTATGAGGAGGAGCCAGACGATTATAATTACGGGGTTATTACAGGAATGACTACTGCTATTGTATTTGAGGTAAATATTGACGAAGATAGCTTAGGTGGTGGCGGTGGAGACTTAGCACTAGAGATAGACGTTAGAGCCGCTGGCCCTGGCCGTAGAAATACAGCTATTGGTTATGAAAGTTTGTTTGCAAATAATTTAGCAAATGAAAATACTGCTGTTGGTTATGAATCTTTAAGAAATACTGTTGAAGGTTATGACAATACAGCTGTTGGTACTTTTGCTATGAAAAACAACGTAAATGGTTATCATAATGTTTCTTTAGGTTATCAAGCTTTAGAAGGTGCAGTTGGAGCAAGTGGAAATAATAATGTTGCTATTGGTCTAAGGTCTATGCGAGACATTACTTCTGGCTATCAAAACTCGGCTATGGGTTCAGCGGCATTACAGCGTATTACCTCTGGTTATCAAAATGCAACTTTAGGATATAATTCTGGTAATTCAATTACTTCTGGTTATCAAAATGTTTTTATAGGTAGTAATTCTGGTAATTCAATTACTTCTTCTTATCAAAATATAGGTATAGGTGCTAATTCTCTAGCAGAGCTAAGAACAAACTCTGATGGTTATCAAAACGTTGGTATTGGCGATAATACTTTTGGAAATCTTATAGAAGGTTATCAAAATATAGCTTTAGGTTCAGATGCTGGGGTTGCTTTTGGTGAAGAAGATGGGGCAGCTCTTCGAAATACTTTAATAGGAACTAAATCTATGAGTGAGATAGTTGAAGGTTCTAATAACACCTGTTTAGGATATAATTCTGGAAACTTTAGCGGAAGAGAGACAGTCATAAATAATTCGACTTATTTAGGTAATAATGCTATTGCTTCTGCAGACGGTGTAACAAATGAAATTGCTATAGGTTACAATGCTGTAGGTGGTGGTAGTAATACGATTGTTCTTGGTAATTCATCTATAACTGCTTTAAAATGTCAAGTACAAACTATCACAAGTTTATCAGATAAAAGAGATAAAACTAACATACAGGATTCTGAATATGGTTTAGATTTAATTAGCAAACTTAAACCAGTTACGTTTGATTGGAATATGAGAGATGGAGCAAAAGTTGGAATTAAAGACTTAGGTTTTATTGCTCAAGATTTACAAGAAGTAAATGATGACTACACACAGTTGGTTGAGGATAAAAATCCCGAAAAATTAGAAGCAAGCTACGGAAGACTTATACCAGTTTTAGTAAAAGCAATTCAAGAATTAAAAGCAGAAATAGAATTATTAAAATCATAAATTATGGCATTTAAAATACAAAGATTTATATCTCCTCTTCGCATAGAAGAAGATCCAAGAAACCCTAAAACTGAAAAGAAAAAGCATTACCCAGGTTATAAGCCTCTTGGCGATGCTGATAAAATGGGAGGCGACAGTGCTGAAGCTCAAGCGCTTAATACTATTAACACTAGGGCTCAGAATAAAATAAAATCAGAGCATAAGGAAAAAGATTTAAGCCTTAAATTTCCAACAAAAGGACAAAGAATTGGTCGTAAAGGTTTCAAAATTGTTGGTAGTGATCCAACAAGTGGTAACGTATATGTTAGAAAACCTGGTAAACTTCCAGTTAAGGAAATTACTAGAGAAAATTTAGCTTCAAATATAAAGTCAAAAGGCATGGTGAAGCTTAATTACCAGAATATGAAGCATAGTTATAACAGTGCTGGAGATATTACTAAAAGAAAATAGAGTGAAAAAAATATTAGAATTTTTCAGTACTAAAGTCTTCAAACAAGTTGGTGATGTGGTTGACAACCTATTCACTAGCGAAGAAGAAAGACTTAATGCTAGAAATAAAATATTTAAAGTATTGCATGATGCTCAACTAGAGCTGCAAAGAATGCAAACTGAGATTATTGTAGCAGAAGCTAAAGGTAATTGGCTGCAAAGAAGCTGGAGACCTATACTAATGCTTTCATTTGGTTTTATAATCATATATACAAAATTCATATCACAACTATCAACATACCTAGTAACACCTGTTTTAGAACCAGAATTTTGGAGCTTATTAGAAATAGGTATTGGAGGTTATGTAATAGGTAGAAGTGGTGAAAAAATAGTAGATAAGCTAGCACCAGTGTTTAAAAAGTAAAAATATTAAAAACGAGTAATAATAATAATAACAATAACCAATTAAATTAAATAAAATGGGAAAATTAACAGATGAACAATTAAAGTCTATTAAAGACGCAACAGGAAAAATTAACTCTATACTTACAGAAGTAGGATTTTTAGAGGCAAAAAAAGCAGAATACCTAGCAGCGCATTTTGAAGCGGCAAAAGAATTAGATGGTATTAAGACTGAAATCAGAGAAGAGTATGGTGACATTACTGTAAACTTAGCTGATGGTACTTATGAGAAAGCTAAGCAAGAAAAAACAAAAACTCTTGAGATAGCGGAATAATGAGTTCTGTTGTAAGAAAAATAAGTATAGGTTCTGACTATAAGAATGACGCTATGCACTATTCAGTAGGTCAAAACGTTTATGGTGGACATACTATAGATTGCATATTACACGATGCACAATCTAATTCTTACAGTATTTACATAAAGAAAGGAAATGAGGTGATGCCATGGAAGAAGTTTAATTCTAACATGGCAATATCCGTTGAGTATGATTTAGAATATTAAATGAGAAGTCTATACGATTTTATCGTCAAACCTATTGGCGATAGATACGATAACAAGGTAAAGCTAGGCGACGTTACATTAATACTAAACACTAAAATTGAAGACTTTAAGTCTGTAAACAATTTAGCTATAGTGGTTGAAACACCAAAAGCTTTTAAAACAAGTATAAAAAAAGGCGATATCATAATAATACATCATAATGTATTTAGAGTTTTTTATGATATCCGAGGTAATAAGAAAAGAAGTAGATCTCATTTTAAAGATGACTTACACTTTTGTTCGGCAGATCAAATATATTTGTATAAAAATACAGAGGATTGGAAATCATTTGGAGACAGATGCTTTGTAATACCTTTAAAAAACAAAGACACTTTAAGATCACAAAAAGAGCAAGACCTTATTGGTATATTAAAAATAGGTAATAGTTCTTTAAAAGCGCTTAATATCAATCCAGGAGACACAGTAGGGTTTACGCCCGGTAGTGAATGGGATTTTATAATAGACGATCAAAGAGTTTATTGTATGAAATCTAATGATATTGTAATTAAGTATGAACACAAAGGAAACCAAGAAGAATATAATCCTAGCTGGGCAAAAAGCAGTTAAGGAGTTAATTAAAGTGGCAGAAGAAAAGATCGTTGACTCAGAAGATGATTTATCAGCTGACAGACTTAAAAATGCTGCCGCAACAAAAAAATTAGCTATATTCGATGCTTTTGAAATACTTGCTAGAATAGAAGAGGAGGATGAAAGATTAAATGAAAACCCAAAAGAAGCTAAAGAAGAAAAAGCTTTTAGAGGTTTTGCAGAAGGAAGATCTAGATAATGTACGAACAAACCTTAATAGCAGTATTAAAAGACTATATTAAACCTAAGATATTAAAAAGGTTAAACAGATATAAGAAATGGGAGTACGGTTACAACGAAGAATATAACGTTGTTGTAATCAGTAAGACCGGGCAAATAGGAGAGGTTTACGAAATACAAGGAATAAAAATAGCATTACCAAAAGAAGATGATGTTATTAAATTTGAAGGAGACAAGTGGAAACACACGGAATACCCAAAAGAGCTTTCAAAGATAAAATCGGTATTTGATTGGGACGAATACCCTTCACAGTTTAAAGAAAAGTGGTATGACTATATTGATACAGAATTTAAAAGGCGTGAAGAAGGTTTTTGGTTTTTTAATAAAGACAAGCCTTCTTATATTACTGGCACTCACTACATGTACTTGCAGTGGTCCAAAATTGATGTTGGGGCAGCAGACTTTAGGGAATCAAACAGATTATTCTTTATATTCTGGGAAGCTTGCAAAGCAGATGTACGTTGTTACGGAATGTGCTATCTTAAGAACAGACGGTCAGGGTTTTCTTTCATGGCCTCAGGCGAAACGGTTAATCAAGCTACAATATCCACAGACTCCAGATTCGGAATTTTATCAAAGTCTGGTCCAGATGCGAAAAAGATGTTTACTGATAAAGTTGTACCCATCTCAGTTAATTATCCCTTCTTCTTCAAACCAATCCAGGACGGTATGGACAGGCCGAAGACAGAACTTGCGTACAGAGTTCCCGCGTCCAAATTTACGAGAAAAAAGCTTGATACCAATGAAAAGCTACAAGAGATCACCGGTCTCGATACCACGATCGACTGGAAGAACACCGGGGACAACTCGTACGACGGGGAAAAATTAAAACTATTGGTCCACGATGAAAGTGGTAAATGGGAAAGACCTACGAACATATTAAATAACTGGAGAGTTACAAAAACTTGTTTGAGATTAGGTTCAAAAATTATAGGTAAGTGTATGATGGGTAGTACATCAAATGCTTTAGACAAGGGTGGTGAGAACTTTAAAAAACTATACTATGACTCCGACGCAACAAAAAGAAATGCAAATGGACAGACTCGTTCGGGACTATATAGTTTGTTCATTCCTATGGAATGGAACTACGAGGGATACATTGATTCTTATGGATTTCCTGTATTTGAAACGCCAAAAAAACCAGTTGAAGGTCCTGACGGATCACCTATAAGACAAGGTGTAATTGAATACTGGAACAATGAAGTTGAAGGATTAAAAGGAGATCAAGATGGTTTAAACGAATACTACCGTCAGTTTCCAAGAACAGAGCAACACGCTTTTAGAGATGAAGCAAAGCAATCTCTGTTTAATTTAACAAAGATATACGAACAAATAGATTATAACGAAGACCTTAGAAATACATCGATAATAACCACCGGAAGTTTTATGTGGGAAAACGGCGTTAAAGATACTAAGGTGATATTTGTACCAAATAAAAACGGTAGGTTCAACATTAGTTGGGTACCACCTGTACAAATGCAAAACAGAGTTATAACAAAAGGTAATACAAAATATCCAGGTAACGAACACTGTGGCGCTTTTGGATGTGACAGTTATGATATATCAGGTACAGTTGATAAAAGAGGTTCTAACGGAGCTTTACACGGTTTAACTAAGTTTAGTATGGAAGATGTTCCGCCTAACAGATTCTTTTTAGAATATATAGCTAGACCACAAACTGCTGAAATATTTTTTGAAGACGTATTAATGGCTTGCATATTTTACGGTATGCCAATACTTGCGGAAAACAATAAACCTAGATTACTGTATCATTTTAAAAGAAGAGGCTATAGAGGCTTCTCAATGAACAGACCTGATAAAAGATTAAACAAATTATCTATAACTGAAAGAGAAATAGGTGGTATACCAAACTCTAGTGAAGATATAAAGCAGGCACACGCTGCGGCTATAGAATCATATATAGAAACTTGTGTTGGACGAACAGAAGCTGGCTATGGTGATATGTACTTTCAAAGAACATTGGAAGACTGGGGTAAGTTTAACATAAACAATAGAACAAAGCATGATGCTTCTATAAGTTCTGGCTTGGCGATAATGGCTTGTAACAAAAACCTATATTCACCGGTTAGTCCAATGCAAAAGAAGGTTTACGATTTAGGAATTAAAAGATATGACAATAGAGGTTCTACGTCTAAAATATTAAGATAAATGAAAATACAAACAAATACCGATAGTTCTTTCCCTAACCAGGTTGTTAGTGACGAAGTAA